CTACAAAGGGGGGCAGAACATTTAGCAGCAGTCGCGTAAATGCTCTGGTAAGGAAATGGACACCAAAGGAATAAATACTATTGATTCTTTCGATTATTCGATCATATCAACAGCAGGCTTGCAGAAGCGCAGGCAAGGCAATCAAGGCCGAAAGCATGATAAGCGCAAATATAAAGATTTATTCTGTGCCTTTGATATTGAGACTACCAACGATATGGAGCTTGAGCAGGCTTACATGTATATATGGCAGTTTCAGATTGAAGATCAGACTATAATAGGCCGTACATGGATGGAATTTAAAGAATTTCTGCATAACTGCCGGATGCAGCTCAAACAAGATGAATATTTAATGATTTATGTACATAATTTGAGTTTTGAGTTTTCATTTTTAAAAGGTATATACAACTTTAAATCTGATGAAGTATTTTCTATAGAGTCTCGTAAGGTCCTGCGCTGTACCATGTGGGATCACTTTGAGCTGCGCTGCAGTTATCTTCTCACTAACATGAATTTGGACATGTTCACTAAAAAGATGGGTGTAACTCACAAGCTCAGCGGTGAGGAGTTCAACTATAATAAAAAACGTTATCCGTGGACAGAGCTGACAGATAAAGAGCTTGAGTATTGTATAACAGATGTTAAGGCTCTTGTGGAGGCTCTTAAGGTCTATTATGCAATAGAGGGAGATAACTACTATAGTATTCCTTACACTAGCACAGGCTTTGTGAGGCGTGACGTCAAACGCGCTATGAGGCATTATAACAGGCAGGATCTGTTTAATATGCAGCCTGATTATGAGGTGTTTAAGATCCTGCGTGAGGCGTTCAGAGGTGGTAATACTCACGCTAATAGGTATTATGCCGGCCAGATCATGGAAAATATCACCAGTTATGATAGAGTTTCCTCATATCCGGATGTACAGATCAATGAGCTTTTTCCCATGTCTCCATGGATCCGTGAGGAGAATGTAACAGCAGACAGGGCCTGCAGGATCATATTTAAACATAAGCGCGCTGCACTTATGCGCGTAGGCTTTAAAAATATCAGGCTTAAAAATCCTTTATGGGGCTGTCCATATATCCCTAAGCATAAATGCAGGAACCTAGGCCGGCACTATAATGATAATGGCAGGATCTTATGGGCTGACTGGCTTGAAATCTCACTTTGTGATCCGGATCTAAAAATCATAATGGAGGAATATGATTATGACAGCATAACCTTTTATGATTTCTTTCACTGTAGATATGGCCGGTTGCCTAAACCTCTCAGAGAGGAAATTCAGAAGTTTTACAGAGATAAAACAGAGCTTAAGGGTGTACAGGGCCAGGAGCTGTTTTACATGCTGCAGAAAGCTAAATTAAACAGCATTTTTGGCATGAGCTGTCAGATGCCGGTTAAACAGACTATAGATTATATTGATGGTATGTGGATAGAGCAGGAGCTGCCTGAGGAGGAGCTGCTGGCTAAAAACAATGCTAAAGCTTTTCTGGTATATAGCTGGGGTGTATGGACAACAGCACACGCTAGAATGGAGTTAGAAAAAGCTCTTAATATTGTAGGTCCTGAGCGTTTTGTATATTGTGATACAGATAGTGTAAAGTTTATTGATGATGGTAAAGTATCTTTTAAGGCTTATAACGAGTCCCGGAAAAGAGACAGCATAAAAAATGGTGGTATGGCTGCGGATCCTGCCGGTCGCATGCATTATCTGGGTGTTTATGAGAATGAGGGCACATATAAGCGCTTTATAACTATGGGCGCTAAAAAGTACGCCTATGAGGATGCTGCCGGAGAGCTGCATATAACTGTGGCAGGTGTGTCAAAATACAAAGGCGCTGCAGAGCTGGCAAGGCGCGGAGGACTGGAGGCCTTTAAAGAGGGCTTTATATGGTATGATGCCGGAGGGCTGGAGTCTGTTTATAACGATGATCCGGAAGTAAAAGAGGTCAATATAGAGGGCCATAAGCTGCAGATCATCAGTAACGTGTTCCTGAGGTCGTCAACATATACGTTGGGGATCACCGGAGAATATGCCAGAATATTGGAAAATCCTGTTATATGGCTTGCACTGATGCAATAATTATTGTACAATAAATGCAGTTAAATATAACTTTGGCAGTGAGGAGGAGCTAATATGTATAAGAATAAATACGCGTATATGGTTAAAGTCGAATACTCAGAGAATAATGCTGAGTTTATAGGATCCAACAATATATTTTATGCACACTGGTTATATGATACCGAAACTCGATGCGGTCATAAATGTACATATTATGAGTTGATTGATAATGAATATGAAATGAGAAGTTTATAGCTGCCAGCAGGCAGCGCCTTAATGCAGCCGTGGCTGGTCACAAGCCCAGAAAATGCAGAGTGAGGCAATTATATCAATATACTTAAGTATAGGAGGATAACATGGAAGTTATTAAAAAGTTTCCTGAGGACATGGACGCGCGCACAGCTTATAAGCTCATGAAATCACCAGCAGTAAAGAAAATGTCTGAGGCTGAGGGCTCAATCCTGCAGATCGAAAGCTGGATTCATTACAACAGCCCTGACAAAGAAACAGGAGAAGTAAAGGAAGTGATTGCTCTGGCTACTCCGGATGGTGAGCTGTTTGCTACTATCTCAAACACTTTCAGAGAGGAGTTTCTGGATATGGTAGGCTACTTCGGCCCTGATCTGGGAGCTATAGAGGTTATAGCAGGAACCAGCAAGGCCGGCAGGAAGTACATCACATGTTCAATAGCTTAACTTAAATAAGGACTGAGGCCGGATAAATAAACTATCCGGTCTTATATTTTACTTAGGAGGTTATTATGTATAAAAAGGATGCATGTTATCATTATGGGATCAAGCGCCATACTAAGGGCGATGGTTACGATTATGACTGCTGGGTGCTTGATGAGAAGCACATGCCATTAAGATATATTTACAGGGCCAGTGCTAACTTTATGTGTGAGGAGCTTAATAAGGCCCATAGAGGCAGAGTTAAATTTTATGTTGCGAGGTGTGACTGATGCCGGATTATGAAGATATGATACTGCAGCGTCAGGAGCTGCAGGAGATCTATGAGGATGATCCTGAGTATATAGATAATGTGTTATCAGATGATAAATGGTGGGATGAATTAGATACGGAGGTATTTCAAGAGTGGGTATTTACTTAGATAATGGTTATTTAGATATATCTAAAATATTAAGCTATGGCCTGCCGTTCAATTTCATAGTTGGAGGCCGTGCTACAGGTAAAACATATGGGGCCCTAAAATACGCGTATGAATCTCATACGCGCTTTATTCTTATGAGGAGAACACAGGCCCAGACAGATCTAATCAACAAGGTAGAGTTTAATCCATATAAGGCTATCAATACAGATCTAGGCTCCGACATACAAATAAAAAGCATCAGTAAATATAATAGTAAAATCTTTGAGCCCTCCGGTGATACTGAGGAGCTGCTGGGATATACATGCGCGCTAAGCACTATATCTAATATGCGTGGTTTTGATGCCTCAGATTGCAAGCTGCTTATATATGATGAATTTATACCGGAGCGCCATGAGAGGCCTATAAAAGGGGAGGGCGCCTGTTTTCTCAACGCCTACGAGTCCATAAATCGAAATCGCGAACTCAAAGGGGAGCCTCCGCTGCAGGTGCTGGGGCTTGCTAATGCTTTTAATATAGCTAATCCTATATTTTTAGAGCTGGGGCTTGTGGGCCGTGCTGAGAAAATGAAAGCAGCAGGACAGGAGCTGTTTATGGATAGAGATAGAGGCATCCTGCTTGTGTTGCTGCAGCGGTCCAAAATAAGTAAGGCTAAAGCAGATACAGCTTTATACAGGCTGAGCTCCGGATCATATAATGATATGGCGCTCTCCAATGATTTTGTATATAACAACTCGGACAGCATAAAAAGCACCAGCCTGAAAGAGTATAAGCTGCTGTGTACTGTAGGAGAGATCAGCATATACAGGCACAAGTCTAACAGGGAATATTATGTATCTGAGCACAGGACCGGCACAGCACCATTATATAAATCAGATGAGGTTGGTATCATGCGCTACAGGAAAAAATACGGCATTATAATGGGGCCTGCTTATCTGAATAACAGAGTGCAGTTTGAGAACATATTGACTAAAACACTTTTTGAATTGTATACTATTTAATAATAGTGCAGGCAGCGCAAGGCAAGCTCCGGAAGAGCGCGCAAACTCCTGCCAGAGTATTATGCCTGCACTATTTATGGAGGTTGATAGATGGATGTACAAATTATAGGTCAGTTGATAGCCTCGCTGGGTTTTCCTATTGTTGCATGCTGCGCGATGTTCTGGATGGTAAATAAAAATGAAGAGCGCCATAAGGATGAAATAGGCGATCTGCGTAAAACAATAGAAGATAATACCAGCGTGTTAGCCAGTCTTAAGGAGCTTATTCAGATCATAGTTAATAAGGAGTCAGGTAAATGAATAGCAGAGCTAAGATTGTTGCTGTAGCTAAGTCATACATGGGAGTATGCGGAGGCAGCTCCGCACATGCGGATATATTGCACTATTTTAACAGTGTAAAACCGGATGGCTACACAGCGCATAAATCAGATCCGTGGTGCAGTGAGTTTGCATCTGCCTGCGCTATACAGGCCTTTGGGAAATCTATAGCAAAAAAGTATTTTCCATTATCCGCAGCATGCACCTATGTTATCAACAAGGCTAAGAAAATGAATATCTGGGTTGAGTCAGATAAGTATATTCCTGAGGCCGGTGATTGGATCCTTTATGACTGGGATGATAACGGCAAGGGTGACAACAAAGGCCAGCCTGATCATGTGGGCATAGTGGAATATTACAAGTCCGGATATATCCATGTAATAGAGGGTAACTGTGGCAACAAGGTCGCAAGGCGTAAGCTCCAGATAGATGGCAGATATATAAGGGGCTTTGTTACTCCGGATTATGACAGAATTTATGTAAAGCCTGCTGCAAGGCTGGATGATGTTGTTAAAGGAGTACTGACCGGCAAGTATGGCAATGGAGCCAAGAGAAAAGAAAATCTGACAAAGGCCGGTTATAATTATGATCAGGTGCAGAAAGAGGTTAACAGGATCTGTAAGTTAACTGATGATGTGCTTGATAACAAATATGGTACTGGCAGCACCAGAAAGAAAAAACTGGGCGCTGATTATGATATAGTACAATGGAACGTTAACAGAGTGCTTAAATGAAAGAGAGGCATAAAATGAAGTATGATGAAATCATAAAACTGCTTGACGCTGGTTATACGCGTGAGGAGATCCTGAAGATGGAGGAGCCTGCAGATGATCCAAAGCCTGCAGATGATCCAAAGCCTGCAGATGATCCTAAGCCTGCAGATGATCCTAAGCCTGCAGATGTGCTTAAGGGTTTCGCTGATGAGGTCAGGGATGCTATCAAGGATCTTACTAAAGAGATCACGGCAGCTAATATTATGAACTCGCGTTTGCCTGCTGATCAGGAAAATGAGGACATCCTTGCTACGATCATCAATCCTAAGATTGATAAAAATGGAGGAAATAATAATGTCGGTTAATACAATGGAATTTAAGGATGCTGCTGCGATCCTTAATAATATCAGAAAACAGGTAACAGGTGAAACAGCTATTGCTCCGGCTAATACTGCTGAATTTGTATCTGTTGCTACTACGCTGCTGCAGGCCGGTTATGATCCTGTGCTTAATGCTATTACTCAGATGGTTTCCAGAACGATCTTCAGTATCAGGCCTTATAACAGAAAGTTTGCCGGTATCAAGATGGACTCTGAGCAGTGGGGTGCTATCGTTCGTAAGCTGGCCATCGCTGATAAGGACTGGGATAATGATGTACGTTATGATCTGGTTGATGGTCAGAGCGTAGATATGTTTAAGGTCAATAAGCCAAATGTTCTGCAGACACAGTTTTATGGCATGAACAGCTTTGATAAGCTCATAACCATCTTTAGGGATCAGCTTGATAATGCTTTCCAAGGGCCAAACGAATTTGCTCGTTTTATGGCTATGGTCACACAGAATGTGTCGGATATGATCGAACAGTGCCATGAGTCTATTGCCAGAATGACTATAGCTAACTTTATCGGTGGTAAGGTTGCAGCTCAGAATGGTGTTATTCATCTTCTGACTGAGTATAATACGGAGACAGGCGCACAGCCTCCTCTTACAGCTACTACAGTATATGCTCCGGAGAATTTCGGCAACTTCATGAAATGGATGTATGCGCGTGTTGCTACACTTACCGGCCTTATGACTGAACGCTCGCAGGAGTTTCAGATCAACGTAACAGGTAAAGAGATCAACAGGCATGTTCCTTATCAGGATCAGAAGATTTACCTGTTTGCTCCGCTGCTTAATGGCATGAACGCCAGAGTAAGAGCTGAAACATTCCACGCTGATTTTATTGAGTATGGGGATGTTGAGGCAGTCAATTACTGGCAGTCTATTAAGACACCTATGCAGATCAATGTGGAAGCGTCTTACATGCAGCCTGATGGCACTATCGCAACAGCTCAGGCTGCGACTATTGATAAGATCGCAGGCGTGATTTTTGACAGGGAGGCGCTGGGATATACTACAGTACACAGATGGAGCGCTACGAGCCCATTTAACATCGTCGGTGGCTACTGGAATCAGAACTATGTCTTTGATGAAAGATGGTATAATGATTTTACGGAGAAAGGCCTTGTGCTCCTGCTTGATTAATTGCTTTCTTCATACTTGTGAAATGCGCGGCAGCTTAATAGCATAAGTCCGCGCATGAGGTTTATATTATGAGTTTTAAGGTAAATTTATACTCACTGAGTAAAAGAGATAACAGTACAAAACAGCCTGCCGGCACTCCGGTAGAATATGATTGTATTCTTAAAGATGGCTGCAGCATTTTTACGCCATCCATAAAGCTGGATCTGGGGCTGTCCGATGATCCATCACAGTATAACTATGCTTATATCCCAGCTTTTGGCAGATATTACTTTATAGAAGATTGGTTTTTTACAGATAGGCTCTGGATCGCTAACCTGAATGTCGATGTGCTGGCAACGTATAAAACACAGATAGGAAACAGCAGCCTGTATGTGATGCGCGCTGCAGGAGCTCATGATGGTGATGTTATAGATACTTTATATCCTGCTAAGACAGGATGCAGTTATGCCAGCGATACAAAAGGTAATCCGTGGAATACAACAGGCTGTTTTGTTATTGGCGTAGTAACAAAAGATGCTGCTTTCGGATCTTTAAATTATTATGTGCTCTCAGCTGCAGATCTGGCATCGCTGTGTGCTAAGCTCACAGATCCGGCTCAGATCATAACTGAGGCAAATCATTTTCTGCCTACAGAGCTGAGCACGGGCCTGCAGCTTTCGCTGGTGGATCCTATACAATATATCAAAACATGTGTTATGCTGCCGGTAGCTGAGCAGGAAATAACAAATCTGGGAACAGATGCAGCTTTTCCTGTTTATAACTGGGAGCCTGATGTTAATGGTAAAAAGGTATATCCTACCAGCAGGATCAATAAATCATTTACATTTGATATATCAAAACATCCTGACACGGCAGCCAGAGGCAATTATATTAACTCAGCGCCTTTTACAAAGATTACTCTTACGGTTCCACCATATGGCTGTATAGATATAGATACCAGTGTTACATGCAATGCCAATACACTTACTGTAGATGTGGATGTGGATCCGCTTAATGGTAAAGGTATACTGGTTATTAAATGCAATAATATAATCCTTAACAGGCTTGAGGCTCAGATCGGTGTGCCTATTTCATTATCAAGCGTTACAAGGGATTATGTAGGAGCGATAAGCTCAGGCCTCAGCGCAATATCCGGAGCTATAGGTGGCGCCATAGGCGGAGCTTTTGCTGGTCCTGCCGGAATAGCTGCAGGAGCGATCACTGGAGGTGGAGCCTCCATAGGTAACGCTGTTGATGCTATGATGCCGAGAGCGCAGACAATAGGCAGCACAGGATCCTTTGTATCTAATCGTGGAGACTTCAGACTTGATCACCAGTTTTTCAGGCCTGTAGCGGATGATAATACACACAACGGCAGGCCTCTGTGTCAGGTGAGACAGCTTAACACACTCTCTGGTTATATGCTTATTCAGGATGGTGATGTGCAGATAACCGGAACAGCTACAGAGGATAGCCGGATCCGTAACTATTTAGAGACAGGTTTCTATTATGAGTAGCGTAGCGGAGCTCCTGCAGGCCTGTCAGGTGCAGGCCGAGTGGATGAGAAACAGCACCTATGCATGGGAGAGCTGGCCTACAATACCAAAGTCGCGCTATAAGGGCACATGCGTGACTTATGTAGCCTGTGTGCTGCAGCGCATAGGTGTGCTGGAAAGCGGTCATTATATCTGGCATAACACTAGCGGACGCGTTACAGGAGCCAATGATAAAATGCAGGTCATATATCCAAATGATATGAATCTGCATCAGGTAAAGCCTCAGCTGCAGCCTGGTGATATAATAATGGATGGTAATAAATACGATGATGCCGGAGGCAGTCATATATTTATCATTACAGGTCAGTGGTCCGGTGATAATCCTATAGTATGGGATAATCACAGCGCTCAGGAAAATCTGGGAGCCTATGAATATACGCGTAATAGGCCTGTAATCGCTATAGTCAGATTGTTCGGTGTTGCTTTCGTGCCTAGGTTGAGCAGTGAGGGCATGCGTAACAATCCGTACTGGTATAGCAGAAATCCGTTCTATTTAGCTGGTTTCGGACTGCCTAACTGCACATGCTACGCGTGGGGCCGTTTCTGGGAAGAGGCTGACATAACTAAGGACTACAGCAACAGGCCAACCTTAAGTACAGGCAATGCTGAGGACTGGTACGGCTATACGCAGGACGGGTATGAGCGTGGACAGGAGCCTAGACTCGGTGCTGTAGCATGCTGGGCAGATGGGCCTTTTTCCGGTGATGGGCATGTTGCTATAGTTGAGGCCATAGATGAGACAACAGGCCGGATAACATGCAGTAATTCAGCCTATGGAGGTGAATACTTTTATATAACTCATCTGGATCCTCCTAACTATCTGCCTGCTGCCGGTTACGCATTTCAGGGATTTATATATAATCCTTATGCCGGTGGTGTGCCGTGGTGGAGTAATGCCAAAGGCTGGCTGTTTAAAAGATCTTTATGGCATAAAGAGGAGAAAATATTGAGATGAAAACATATGATTATGATTTTATAAATAGGTACAACGCTCATATAAAGCCTAGTACAGTACATGCTCAGGAAAATGCAACTACATGGTTTTTCAGACGTTATCTGCTGCAGAAAATTATATCTGTATTTGAATTTGAGGGGATCCCTGAAGAATGGAGCACTAACTATTTTCTTTATACTCTGTTTTGTCTGGGTTTCGTGGCAGTTGTCAGAACAGATAAATATGGCGTGATATGCCAGCACTGCGGCCTGTATGGTTATAATATTTACTATCAGCCTACTAACGTTAATATAGCTAATCCGCTGCTGCGTGGAAATCTTACTCCTGAGATCGGTAAAACATGTGAGGTCATCAAAATGCAGCCTGATTACGGCTCCTGCTGGGATATTGTGACTTACTATGCAGATCTGTTAGCTCTGGCTTCTGAGTCACTGGCTGTGAATATTACTAACAGCAAGCTGGCCTACGTTTTTGCCTGTCAGGATAAAGCTGTGGCCGAGAGCTTCAAAAAAATGGTGGACCTCATCAATGAAGGTAATCCTGCTGTGTTTGCGGATAAAAAGCTGTTTGATGATAATGGCGATCCTCTCTGGACTACATTCCAGAATAATCTTAAACAGAATTACGTTGCAGGTGACATGCTGGATGATATGCTTAAGATTGACGCCAGATTTTGTACTGAAATAGGTATACCTAACGTAAACCTTGCAAAGCAGTCGGGTGTTACAGATAATGAGATAGAATCAAATAACATAGACACTAAGAGCAAGGCTACATTATGGCTTGAGACAATTCAGGAGAGCCTTGACAAGGTTAATGATATGTTTGGATTGAATATGTCTGTTAAATTCAGATTTAATGAGGAGGTTGATAACAATGCTGCTGTCGATAATGGGCTTGTATGAATATGATAGTAACCTGTTTGAGGGCCTGCAGCTGCCTGAGGGCCTGAGCCGTGAGGCTGTTATAAATGAGATCCTGCTGCAGTGCGCGGAGCTGGAGATCATGTATCCGAACATTGATATAATGAAGCTTGCTATCACTACATGGTCAGTAGCTAATCAGTACACATGGCAAAAGCTTTATGATACAATGGTAATAGAATATAATCCTATATGGAATGTTGACGCTACGGTGAATATTGATAGGAATACATCCGGATCCGGAAATGCTACAGATGCTGTTAAAGGCTTCAATTCTAATACATGGGCTGAGTCAGATAAAACAGACACCAGCAGCTTAGCAGAGGAGGATGTAATCGAACGCAGGACCGGAAATATAGGCGTAACCACAACACAGCAGATGCTGGAACAGGAGCGCAAAATTGCAGATTTTAATATGATCAGCTACATAGCGCAGTCATTTAAACAGAGATTTTGTTTATTGATTTATTAAGGAGGTAATAAAATGTTAGAATTCGGTGCTAGATTTTCAAATGATTTTTATATCAAAGTATCTGTAGAGGAGGATCTGAGCGAGAGCGCAGTAACAGTCGAAACCATCGTAGAGGGTGAGCCGGTTGTAACTACCGGAGCCATCACATGGACTGATGGTGAATAAAATGGATCGCGCAGGTATCAGATTTGCTGGATCCAGATATATTAATATAGAATTTGATCCGGAAACTAAAAAAGCTATAATAAAAGCTATCATTGATGATACAACTATAGCTGGTACTGTAACACTCACAGCTGCTAAGGCTGCTAAAATGGAGAATAAATAAGTATGGGAATTTTTAGACAGTTTCCTTATAGCAATTTCCATGAAATGAACATGGACCAGATCATTAAGATCATGCGTGAAATGCAGGATGAATGGGCTGAGACTAAAACAGAATGGACCAGCTATAAGGATTTTATAGATAATTACTTTGCTAATCTGGATGTATCTGAGGAAGTAATGGCTGCACTCCGGACACTGGCAGCAACAGGTGAACTTAATCAGATCATTGATCCTACAATAGCAACAGAAACAGCTGCGTGGCTTGCAGAACATATCACGCCAACATCACCAGCTGTTGACTCGTCTTTATCAATTGCTGGTGCTGCTGCCGATGCAAAAGCAACCGGTGATACTATTAATAATTTAAAAGATACTTTAAGTGTTGGAACTAAAAATTTATTTGATCCGTTTGGAGATATAAACCGCAAAAGAACCGGAGATACCGAAACTTATACAGAATTAAACAATACAGTTAATAGCGATGGTAGTATTGTTGTAAACGCTTCGGCAGCACGTTCTTATGGAATTGGTCAAAGAATAACTCTGCCGGTTGGACAAGTTGCAATATCCGGACATATTGACTCTGTAGGTAATGGTAACTGGGTTACAACAAGATTATATAAAGTGGCCGAAACCCCAACATTAATAGGTGAAGCGACTTCAAGGGGTGGTGATATTGCCATAAAAGCTAATATAGAGGAAGCCGGGGTTTATCTTGTTGGTTGGTATGTTAATGGTGGAACCCCGCCATGCGGTGCAAAAGTTTCTAACATTCAAGTAGAAATAAATGATTATGTCACATCATATATTCCGAACAGGATCACTACACCATATTATACAAATATCAAGTATCCTAAATTAAACGGAGCTCAGAAAGCTGCAATAGTTGCTTTATGTCAGGATTATTATAATCACCGTGATGTTTTTACATATGATTATGGTATTTTCCGTAATGCGTATGTAGATAAAGCCGGTTGTTATGATAATAATAAAAATAAGTATAAATTGAATTGCTCCGCATTTGCACAATTTATATTGATGGGCCGAAAAGCAACAGACTTTTATGAACTGGTCAATGATAACCCGGTACCTATAAATGACTATGGTCCGGAAATAACAAATGCCAGCGGATATGATGATATTGGTTATTATTTCAATTTTAAATATCGACCTGTTGGTTTCTTTGATCAGTCATACTATGAATATTATGACACTGACAACAACCTGATTTTCGGAGATATAAGCCTTGACTACCACACAGCCCATCCGGACAGACCAATTTACAAAGTAACCTCAAAATACTTTTATGTTTTTGATGAACTTGGGAACAGAGTAGTGCTGGATCCGGCAGAAATAACTCCTCGACTTGATGAGAATGGAAACCAATATAGACGATACAGAGGCTATGAAAATCTGGATCAGCGTGAAGATGATGTTGGAGCATTTACTTGGTACTCATATTTTACAGCAGCAAGGCCAGCATATGTACATCACCAGCAGATAAACAATTTCATGAACGCAAATGATATGGCTCTTGAGCTGTATGAAATGGGCTGTGAAATTCCTTATAGCGAACTGGATGTTGGTGATATTGTATTTTTCAAATCACATAATCGCAGTGAGGAGAGATCTGATTTTGCAACATGGGCTTACAGATATATCACACATGTTGCACTCGTTATAGGGTTTCAAAATATGACTTTAAATGACGGAACAACGCAGAAACAGCCTATATTTATAGAGTGCACTGGAACTATGCAGCAAGTTATTGTCGAAACAAGTAACGCATTTCCAGGAGAAATAGACAGAATGAGAGCGGAATCACTTCATCATAATATTGTGATGTGTGCAAGAAATCCTATTGCATTTGGTTACAGCCCTAATGTACCAAGTGAAATAACCAGCATACCAGCAACAGAATAATTCTCTTGCACCAGATCTGATCAAGTGATATTTTATTAATATGATACAGCATTAGCACAGACATCTGTAAAATGCTAATGTGAGTATACAATACCCATTAAGCACACAATAACCCTCATTGTATACAATACGACAAAATGTCAAATTGTATACAATGGGGGTTATTGTATACAATCTTGTGTTAGGTACTCCCA